GGATTCATACCAGTCTCGTATGGAATTTTGATCTGTACACTTTCAAAAGGTTTAGCAAAACGTGTTTTCATAACTTTACACGCCGCTCTAATACCACGAACATCAGTAACTTTGTTACCATCTTCATCTTCTTTGAGTTTCAATTTACGCATTGCAACAACAATACTTGATGCATAGATAAAGCCTTGACCGCCACTAATCTTGTCATCTGGATCAAACATATCCTGACTTGCATATGTATGGTTAGTTGCTACTAGTCCCACATTGAAGTCACCAAACATGTTTACACAGTTTCTAACAAGAGCAGTAAGTGCTTTGGGTTTACGACCTAAGTCACCCTTCATATCACCTTTTTGAAACTGATCAATGTCAGTAGGCGTAAGCATCATACCCAAACTATCAATCACAAACAGTACTTTGGGTCGATCTTCTGGTTCTTTATCAGCATATTGTAATTTATAGTCTTTCATAAATTCGCTGATAACTTTAGCAACTTCATCAATCATTGCTACATTCAGTTTCATCAGTGCATCTTCACTAGTGTCAACATCTAGTGCTTGTAGCCACTTTTCGTCTAGTGCATTTTCACTGTCAATAAGAACACAAAAAATACCTTGCTTTTGTGCTTCTCTAATCAGGTTACCTGCACAGATAAAACTTTTTCCTGCGCCACTTTCACCTGCAAACACTGTAACTTTGCCTAGCGGTACACCTTTGTTAAAGTCACCACTAATCAGTTTGTTAAGTGTATAGTTACCTGTTGAGATCCATGTGTCAGGATCTCTAAATCCGCTACTGAGTCCAGGTACACTCTTTGTAATACTTTTGCGGAATTTACTTACGTCAAAAGGTTTTGCCATAATTATCTCCAAGAAAACAGAGCAGGCGACTATTGCCGCCTACTTTTACTATTATTATCCGTTGTTACGATTTCGAATTGCAGCCAGGATATCCTGCGCACTCGGCTTGTCACCTTCTGCAGGTGCAGTTGCCGCTACAGTTTCAGCTACTTTTTCTGCCTGTGCAGGTGGAGTAACTGGTGCTGGTGCTGGCTTAGGCGCCTCTTCTGCTACAGGAGCAGGAGTTGGTGTAGCCTTAGGCTGTGGTGCAGGACTAGGTGTTGATGCACCTGTGTTTGGCGCACTGTTGCTAGTATCAATCTGTACACCGGCTGGACGATAGAAATTGCCCCAAAGTTCCGGATCATACATTTGTCCATCAACACTTGCTTCAAACATTTGACCAATCACAGCCAGTTCAGCTTCGCTTGGCTGTTTAGGAAGATAATCATTGAGAGTATACAAACCATATTGATCAATAGCCGCTCTTTCGTTGCTATCTAAACTGCGCTCTCTTCGAGCCCAACTTGAAGTCGAATAATCAGCATACTGACCTTTGGTTGTCTTAGTAAGACGGAAATCAGTGCCTTGTTCGATATCAGTTGGAAGTTCAACAAAGTCGCTATCCATAAGAGCACCTTTAATAATATTGAAGATGCTTGGATTGATAATAAACCTACGAATTGGATTCTCAGGTGTAGTATCTTCTTGTAGACTGCTTTCAGCTACAAAACCTTGGAACACATAACTGCGTTTTTTCCAATATTTACGACCCATATCCTCAAGATTTGGATCTTTAAACCAAGGACGTACTTCCGCAAGTACAGGACAGCTACCTACTGGACCCCACATTTCATTACACGGAACGTTTACAGTTACCCGACGACTGTCAGTTTGTCCTTTGACACCTGCAAACTCCAAACGAATCATTTGACGCTCGCGCCAAAAGTAAGTGTTGCTTGCATCACCATCTGGTAAGAAGCGTAGTACACTTGTTGAATTTTCTGGGATATTCCAAAAAGGGAAGATAGCGTTATCGCCACCACCTGTATTGCTTGAGCTACCTCCACGGTTTTCTTGCTCTTGCAATTTTGCACGAATTTCTGCCAATGTTGCCATAGTTATTCTCCTATATGTTGCCTATGTTTTATGCCTAAGTATGCCTCGTGACTACTTATATAGTCACTAGTATATGTGTAATTTGTGAGGTTGTCAACCAAAAAGTTTATTAAAATCGTATTTGTTGAACACGCTTTCAAAAGTTTCTTCTTGATTCTCATTTTGTACACTTGTTGTCTCACTTGCTGTTGCAGTTAACTTGGGCATTAACGTTTTAATAGCATCTACTGCTTTACGTAGCATAGCACCATCTTTTACGTTGTCAACCACATCGTTGAATCTTGCAAGTAAAACTGCTAATTGATCCTGATCCTTGCCTCCATCAATGGCAGTGCTAAGATATTCCATTACTGCACCAATTTGTACATTCATAGGTTTACCTGCAACACTTTTATTAATTAAAGGATTTTCAGGATCGCTTTTGACATTTACACCTTTGCGTAGTCTAACACGATCCATTTTTTCAATTGTATCCATTAAACTATCCAGTGTATCTGCCGCAAATGCATCAGCTTCTCGGATTGCTTTCATCTCCTTAACTAGTGCATTTACATACGGTAATGCATCATTTAAACTTTCGTCAAATGTGCGTACTGTAAACTGGTTACGAAGTTTTGTACGATCTGTTTCATTGATCTTAACTTCTTTTGATTCAAACGCATCTTTTGCTTCGTTGTATGCTTTGATGCCTTTGAGTTTATTAATTGTTTCTCTGATACTGCTAATACGCTGAGAGACTGCTTCTACAATATCTGCTGTATCTTCATTTACCAAACCATTGCGCTTACTGTAGTTTGCAAACTCTTTGAGCTTTTTGAGTTCTACAGTTTGTTCTTGAATATGTTGTCCAAATTCATCATGTGGTGTGCCACCTTCTTTTACATGACGTAGCATTGCTCTGCCGCCTGCCAGGTTGTTGGTTGGCATCTTATAGCGTTCACCTTCTGCGTTCTCAATGTAGATAGCATTGATGTTTCTGCTACGGCTTCCACGTGATTCTTCGTTAACTGGTTTTGTATGTTTAATAATTAGTTTAGCACTTTCTAACTTTTGATAACTGCTCTTGCTAGTACCATAAGCTGGGCTAATGCCTTCATCTATTTTCATGTCTCTCACCTTTTGCGCTTGGTAATCTTGGTCTTTGGGTTCAATATGTTTCGTAAAACTTTTAAGTGTATATTCAATAATGTTTCGGTTTGCTAGATTTTTAAGTTGAGCAAGTGTGTCTTTGAATTCATCTAAGTTAGTGTTTTGGTTAATACTTACTCGTATTTCTCTTTTATTTTCAGTTTCATCTAAATTAACCATACTTCCTAACTGCGAGATATAAAAACGTCTTCCTTGTTCAGGATCTACAGTGCTTTCACCTTCATCGGTAAACAGCTTTATTTGATGTCCGTTGCCTTTGAGAATCTTAAATATTTCATTAGCAATTGTATTACTAGCAATCATATTGGTTCCTTTAATGTATTTATGTTAGAAACACAAATGGCATGGGTTCGATTTTCTCTTCGTCGCTAAACGTGTCTCTGAGTTCATCATATGCATTTTCGTCATATTGTGCTACTTGCTGTACAATTCTAACTACTAAAAGTGTAGCCATTACAAGGTCATCTTTTTCTCCATCTTTAGCCGCATAACCACTACCTCTAGCTATGAACGTTTTAATCTCTTGTAATAGGGCGTGACTGTACACCATCATTTTATCTGTTTCTAACCAATTTTTGAATTTGCTACATGCTGCCAATTTACTTTTATTTGTAGTTGTAAAACCTTTTCTATAAGCTCTATTTGCCGCCCGAGGTTGACTAACAAAAGTTCCAGGTATATTATCCTCTCCCATTTCTGCTATTACAACCAAAGCAGCTTCTCCGAGTGTATTATTTTCCACACTCCAATAAATTTCACTGTCAGGTGATTCCTCTTGAATAGTTTGTGCTAAACCTTTGAGTATTCTAATTTGATCAGTAATTGGTGTTTTATTGTGCATCCATTCTGCAACTTGTTTCATACCAGGAAGTTCATATACTTGAATTGCACTATTATCTCCACCTGTGCCCAAACTTGGATCTAATCCTATTATATAAGTTTTTCCTTTAACAATAGGCTTATACCAACGCACTTGCCCTGTACGTTTATAAGGATCTTTGCTTTCCATAGATACAAGTTTTAATTGATTGATCAAAGTTTCATCAGCAGTAATAAACTCACAACCGTGTTCGCGTCTAAAACGTTCCTCTCCAATTTTTGCCGCTTCTTCTTTTGCCCATTCATCATTTCTATCTGGGTGTTCTCTCCAATCCACTTTTATGCTTTTGAATCCATTGATGCCTACTTCTTGTTCATTGCCGTACTCGTCCATTGTCTTTTCTGCTTGCTTCCATATTTGTGCAAACTGATCGTTGTCTTGGTTAGGTGTGCTTGTGATCATACACTTACCACCTGTTGACAGTGTAGGACTCAACGATGTCCAAAACTCACTGGCTATTCTTGGAGGTACAAATGCAAACTCGTCTAAGTATACCAATGTAAGTGAAAGACCACGTCCTGTATTTTCTGTTGTTGCTTGTGCTACTATACGGCTACCGTTGTCAAATTCTAAACTGCCTTTGTTATATGCAGTAACACCTGCTCGTATAAAATTAGGCAGTGTTTCATATGCAAATCTTATACGTTGCATAATCTCCTGAGCACCACTGTATTTGTGTGCTGCAATTAATATTGTACTGTCTGGATTAAACATAGCATACCACAAAAGGTAACCAGCCGCACAAGTTGATTTACCTGTTTGTCTTGGTAACATTGCAATGCTAAATCTATTGTTATGATAAACGTCTACTAATCTTTCCTGATAATCAAACAAGTCAAACTTCATACGACCTTTTGTAGGATGTTGAATAAAACAATGCTCCAATAGAAAATGCTTTGGATCTTGTGTACACTTTACAAGTTCCTCTAGTTCTGCTTTTGTGAATTTTTCCCTTTGATAAGGTTTTTTGATTAGATTAGTATCAACGCTCATAGTAATACTTATCAGAAAAAAAGACAGTGTAAAACACACTGCCTTTTTAGTTTATATGCCTGCTAATTTTTTAACTCTTGAAAGATCAGCACTTTCCATTTCGCCTCGTTCATAACCTTCAAGGTGTGCTCTACCATCTTCTTGCATACCTTGTTCACTGAAACTGACTTCCATGCCAATCATGTCGCTTATTGCTTTTTCAAAGCCACTGTCTGTATAGATTGTCCAAGGACCATCATGCATGACAACAACACTCATATAACCGTCACCTTCGTCTACAACTTCGTAGTCGGTGACTGTGACCATATCTGGATTAGGATTATTTGGATCTCTATCCCAAATACTGTCGCCAGCTAGTTTAACTTCTCGTGGCATATTAGATTCATTGGCTCCACCCATTGCATCTTTTGCAGGATTACGATCAGGTGCTCCAACATATGTCTCTTCCACGTCTTTTGAATGGCTTTCGTCCATACCTAAGTGTGCTATTGCATCATAGTGTGCGTCTTCTAATGCACCATACAAGTTATCAAATGCTTCCTGTATAGTACCAAAGTCTTGATTACCGCCAATGTCTACTACTGCTTTTGCTAGCAACCCATCATCACGAAATACTTTTTGCAATCGATCAATTTGATCCATTGCTTTATTGAACGTTTTTTCAATTTTTATTTCGTCAGGTGCCATAATTAAATTCCTGCCAATTGTTTAAGTATGTTAATATCGTCTGTAAGTCCGTCTGCTGTTTTAGCATCCATCTTTACTGGATATGTTTTACCGTTAAAAGAAAATGACTTTTTGCCAGCTTTTTTAGCATTAGCTGCCGCACTATTGAATGCGTTGTCTTCTTCAACATCATCTTCGTCAACTACTGCTTCTTCGATTGATTCCTTTTTCTCGTCATCATGAGGAATAGTATTACCTTCTGCATCTTTTTCGTGATGTTCAGCTACTGGTTCAGTTTTATATTCATTCCAGGCTTCAGTAATATCTTCCACTTTGTGATCTTCGTAAACTTTTGATTCATCTACATTTACCGGCATGCCATTGGCACCCAAGTATCTGCGTAGGCTTAGGTCAGCAGGACTTCCTAATGTGCCTTTGTATTCTTCAGGTTCACCAGCATATTCGTCACCGCTGTTGGCAAATCCTTCTTCTTCAACAGGTGCTTCACCTGTTAATTGATTTAACTGCTCTGGAGTAACCAATGCAATTAATGTTCTCATGTCGCCTTGTGGCTGTTCTTGCACTGGTGTGTCTGCTGACTTTGCTACCCCTGCTAGTAATTTTAAGTCATCTAAATTCATAATATCACACCTTATATTCTTTGTTGAGTTCTACGCCTTTAGCGTCTTTGACCATCTTCTCATTATATTTGTCACCATAATGATCTTCAGGATTAATTTTTTCTGCTTCGCTGTAATCTGCGTCGGCTAGTACGCTTTTTGCTTCTTCATCTGATTCTTCTTCAACTTCCCATAACTCTTCAGCTTCGTTCATGTTGTTTACAACCATACTGCCTAAACTAATACCACAAATGCCTGCAATTTCTTCATGCAGTGTATGTGGAGTAGCTGGTAATTTAGTAGCAAAATCGTATATGTAAACTTCTTGTGCACCTACATCTGCAAACCCACGTGGTTTATGCATTATAGTTTTTTTAGGAGCACCCATACTTTCCATATTATATTTTTTCATATGGTTTTCAATTCTGTCCATATGTTCATCTGAAATCTCGTTTAGACTACGAAGTCTGAACTCATATGTTTTTTCAGATTCTGCTAGATATTGTTTCAAACTTTTCATCGTGATTTCCTTAACTGTAGTTATTTATCTGTTTCGTTCATTTTAGCAATGACTGCATTTATCAAAGTATTGCGATCTTCGAACTCTTCTGCTTCACCTACTATAGGATTTTCTCCTGTAATTTTAGCAGTTTGCATTTGTACAGAGTGATCGTGTTTAGCTTTTTGCAGTTGTAGTTGTACCATTTTGAGTTTTTTATCCATCTTTGCTGTCTTAGCAGTAATAGCATTGGTCATCATTTTACTGGCTGTATCAAATACAGCCGCGGCATGTCGGTCTTCAACATTTTGTCCAAGGTCCATGAGGTCCTGAAAAGCATGCATTGCTTTTTGTGCATATGCATCCATATCACTGTCTAATGCTTCTAAGTCTCTTACCATTGGCAGTGCTGCATCAATTTTGTCTGCTTGCTCTAATTGTTTTTGCATTTTTTCTAAATCTAAACCTTTAGTTTGTTCTTCTTGATCTGTTGGATATTGTGAATTTACTTCATTCTCCATTGGTGGTAAATCAAAGACCTCTTCAATTTTTTTACTCATTTTTATCTCCGGTATGATAACAGGCGAGTTGGATTTTGTAGTAAGGGTTTTTCTCAAACTTTGCCCAGTTATACTTTGCAATAAATTCACTACATTCAGTTAGTGTCATGGGTTGTTGCTGTACATATTGGTTACCCATGTAAACCCATTTGCCTTCAGCAGTCATTCCCCATAA